TCCAACGATTCCATTTTTAGGCAATGCGCAGCTCCGACCCCATTGTGTTCGATACCAAGAAAAATATTAAATTCCCTACAGATTCGCGCAACCTTAGCATCGAACACATCGATCGGCTCATTCGAGGTGTACTCGTAAATAACAACGGCTGGCTGTTTGCGTGAATCAATGACAGCGAACGAGTGAGCATCTCCGGTTTCCGTACCCTCTGCGCCATCCAGTCCGCCGTAAAGTATGCAGTCGTGTAAATCCTTTTTCTCTTCATCGGTTGCATTCCAAGACTCCAAATCATCAAGCGGAATTCTACGGCTTGGGTCAACAACAACGTGATTGAATATCGAACGTCCGGATTGAAGAAAGCATGACACGTCATCCTCCGGATATTCTTGGAAAAACATTTCTCCTTTATCCCATATTTTTGCACGCCTCCATTTTAGCTGACCTGCTGTAAGAATAATATTCCACTCTTCAGCAACACGGGCGACAAGTAGTTTTTCTTCCTTGGTTAGCATTGCGATAAATTCCATATCCGGAATCGCAAACATTTCACGAACACCGGTGGACAGTCCTGCAATTTCTTTTTCGGTTAAATTCTCAACCGAATATTCTCGGTCAATAAACCACGGAATAAATATTGGCGTATAAGATGATTTACCAGATTTCGCCTTTTGCCACATATCAAAAACTTGCTCACGTCCGTTTGGCGTTGTTTCAATATCGATTTGTCCGTATTCACATGCTTCCGCAATTCCATTCATTGTCCTTTCTAAGTCCGGATAGAATGCGGCTTCGGACAAATGCGCGCGATCAACTGTATCACCACGTCCGAATGCTTTTTGTCCGGCGGTTCCGATAAAATAAGATGATCCGCGCTTCGGAAATTTCAATTCACTTTTGGAGTCAATTGACATTACTGGCTTCACCGACATATTGTCGATGAAATATTTTACTGCAGCAAATAAACGCTCTGTGGCTTCACCCTCATGTGAAATCACAACAGCGTTTGTACTTTTAACGATGCAGTCAATTAATTGGTCTGCATCAATAGCTTTACTAAGCCCCTTTTGGCGGGCCTTGACCATCAGGTTGCGGCGCGTTTTCCGTTCCCAGTAATACTGTTGGGCTATGTTGAATTGGAACGGTACTTGCAATCCCCGCTTGTTGCGAATCTTGAGGAGGTTTTGAATCAATGTTTTGTTGCTTGGAAAGCTCATCGTCTTTATTTTTAAATTCATCCAGTAAATCTTCAAGTGTGCGATCTCCAGGAATTACTTCATTGACTGTTTTTTGTTTGTACGCCGGATTGCGGCGTTCAAGATAGAATCTTACACTTGGACCGTCTTCTTGCGCAATTAGCAAAAACAAAACATCCTCCACGGCATCGTTACGTTCGCCCTCTACCTCTCTAATCTTTTTCGCAAATTCGGGGTCATCTTTACGCCAGCCATAGTATGTTGAGCGTTCGATTCCTATGTCATTGCACACCTTGGAGATAATCCCAAAATGCTTTTGGAAATATTGAATAAACATCTGCTTGCGAATCCGCGTTCGCTCTTGTTCCTTTTTCTCCGGCGTGATTATTTCATACGAGAGGGATTTTTTCATAACGATATTTGATTATCAAAAAAAGATTTAACGTGAGAGTAAAAAGACTTACTCCGTTAGACCAAATCAACGGCGATGCTCCAACTTGGATTGAATTTAAAAGTAAAATCATCACAGCGAGCCACGTGCATGCGTACGTAGCGAGTGATATGTCGCTACTCTTTTTAGTTTGCAAAAGTCGGAACGTTTGAGGGATTCCGGAAAACAAAAGAAGCGGTGCGGATAAATAATAGAGGTACTCAATCATGATATTTTTTTAACTTTTAATCCCGTGGCTTCTTGCCACCGATAAATTATAACATCCACATAATGCGGATCAAGTTCGAGCATAAAACAACGGCGATTCATTCGCTCTGCCGCAATCAAAGTGCTTCCGGAACCACCAAAACAATCAAGTACGATATCGCCAATTGCAGAGCTGTTTTTAATCGCCTCTTCACAAAGTGCGATCGGCTTCATTGTTGGATGTTCTTTGCTGACTGACGGTTTATCGTAACGCCAAATGTCCGTAACCTGTTTTTTGCGTTTGATTTGACCCTCCGCTTTCCCTTTGATTTTTACTTCAAAGCCTTGAAACCGAATTGTCGTATACTCGCCGTCAAAGACAGTTTTTACTTCGCGCAAATCTTCCCATGCGTTCGGCACATTGCGCGCCGAATTAAAATAATGATTCTTGATTCGCGCAGGATATCCGTACAAAATCGGCTCATAAATTTGCTGATAATCCTGTCGCGCGACAGCAAAATGGTTTTTAATCCAGATAATAAACGTCTGCCAATGTCCGCCTGCGGCATCAAAGGCGCGCTTGAGTGTGTGTAGTTCGCTTGAAGACATGCAAATGTAGATGCCGCCGTTGCAAAATTCGCACATATTTTTGCACGCAGAAAGCAAGAACGAGTAAAACTGATCGGGAGTCATCGTATCATTCATGATTTGTTCTCGCGCATCGCGGTTTCCGTTATCGTAGCCGCCCTTATAATCCACATTGTACGGCGGATCCGTGAAAACCATTTGCGCTTTTTCGCCGATCATGAGCTTAGTCATGTCCTCTGCGCTTGTGGCATCGCCACACATGAGCCGGTGCTTTCCGAGTTCAAAAACATCACCTAATTTTGCCTCGGCTTTAATTTTCCCCGCCGCGCTTTCGGGATCAAAGGCATCATCTTTTGCCTCGGCTTTGTCAAAGATGCGTGTAATTTCCGTTTTATCAAAACCCCAGTCCAATAAAAGACCCTTGTCAAAAAGCATGAGCTTATCCTCATCCCACCGCCCAGTATTCTTGTTGAGCCTTATATTTAATTCGGTTTCTTCCGCGATTGTAAGTTCGCGGCTCGGCACACGCACGTCAATTTCAATCATGCCTAAATCGGCATAAATCTTAACACGCTGATGTCCACCAATTAAAACATTATTACGCGTTCCTGCGTTGATTATAACGGGTTCAACGTCATTGAATCGCGTAATGCTCGCGGTTAAATCTTGCGCGTCCTTTTCAGTCAAAAGTCGCGGATTATAATCTGCTGGGATTAAATCCGCGACTTTGCGCTTCTCATTTGACCAAGTTATTTTCATTTATAGATTGCGTTTTTAAGCGTTCTGATTGTCTTGTTGATTGTGTTTACGAATCCATTAATTCTTTTCGCCAAAGTTTCAACCGCCAACATTCGCTTCTCAAGCGCGGCAATTCGCGTGTTGGCTGTCTTGCTGGTTACCGTCTTGGACGTGGATGTGGTTGTCTTGTTGGCGGCAACCTGCTGTTTAAGCGTTGCGTTCTGCGCTTGCAACGTGTCTACTGCCTCCTCCAGTTCGTAGAGGCGTTTAAAAATCTCGTTTGTATTATCGCAATATCCGGCGGCTCCGGTTCCGAGTCCTGTCGGATCACCCTCGCGCCAGACCTTGCACGAAATATCGCCGCCGTATCCGGGCGTGAATGCCTGCGCTGTCGGCGTAAATATCAAAAGTGAAAAGCCGAGGACGGCGGCTAGAATATAGCTTTTCATGAATGCGTTTTTCCTCATATATTTTTTAGGTTAAAAAAATTACTTGTTAATTGGTGATTGCATCATTTTGTTTCTTGGCGGTAAAAATCGCTTTTCGTACTGATCGCATTCCGTACATAATCCTTTTGTGGATTTGCATTGTGCGCCTGTTATGCTAAAAAAGCAACCTCGGCAATAATGCTTACCACATGCGGGCTTACAATATCTACACTCTTTTGCTGCCATATTTTTTTCACATTAAGAAATTCTAAAAAGATGCGCCATTCTTTCGTTATCCTGTAATTGCACCCCGATATTCTCTGGTATTATTTCACCCTCATTAAAATTTCGATTCTCATAATTGAAATTTTTGTTTGCATAGAATCTACGTCTACCAACCGACCTACCGGGCATTATCTGTAAGTCGAATTGTATGCGTTCGTACGTAGATTGATTCTTGAATCTACGTACCATCCATTGGCGGAACCCCTCATCGGCGATCACCCCATCGCAAATCGATAAAAAATCCCCGCCTACTCTGGCGCGTTGGTAATACCAACCTTGTATTGTATGCGCCTTAAAATCTACCGCAAGCTTAGGTTTGCATTGATGTAAATTGCCATAGCAAGAACGCAAAAGGATTGGATTTTTATCATCTCGCGCACAAAGCCCGATTGTTGCCAGAAGTTTGGCGCGATTAAAAATCATTGGAGCGTGAATTTCAAAATCAATTGGGTTTTGAATTCCCATTGCTTCGAGGCGCGATTTTGTGGCACATAAAGCCCTGTAATAATAACCGGCTTTTGTTGGATGGCGATTAATAAGTTCCGCAAGGGAGCCGCGACAATAGTTTGGAATCTCATCCATGTGTCGCATAAAGAAAAAATCATCATTCATCAACACGAAATCCTCTGAGCAATTTATGTTTGTGCAAATCTTTTTTAATTTATTAATTACATTGACGGTTTTTACTGCGTTCGATCCGCTTGATTCCACGCAATGAATATGTTCAATATTCTGAATCCACCTCGGACGTGCATTACTCAAAATAAATACTTTGCCTACGTGAGGTTTAAAATATTTTTCTAAACTTCTTAGAGATAGCCGCAGCTCATTATCATCCCAACATGAGCCATCGCCGAGCGGATAAACGATATCAATTTTTTTATTCTCTTCCATTGTTATAGTTATGGTTAGTAGTTCCCCAGAAATGTTTCGCATAAATTTTGTCATTCCCAATGTAAACATACGGGGTTCGCGCATCGATCGTAACCGGATGAAATGGGATAAAATAATGCATTGGCCAAATCATGATTTTAGGTTCGTATTTTTTAAGCATGTTCGCGCAAAAAACATTTCCGGTTGTTTTCCATGGCTCGCCAAGCACTCGTATATTCGCAAGTTCGGCTATAAGATTCTGCAGGAAAGAATTGCCAGCTTTAGCGGCGTAAATCGGCGCAATCAGTCGCTTATCTTTGCGCAAAAGAAACGGTGGCAAATCTTTGATTGGCTGTCCGTCTTGCCTCGCCCAGTCCACAATCTCACCACCACAACGTACCGCGAAAAGCTCAAAATCATTCTGAAAAAGCTCATCAATCGGGAGTAAGCATTCGGAGTCTGCTCCGGGCATGAATCCACCCCACTTATGCAATATCTCGTACCGGATAACGTCTGCCACACCATGCCATTGCTTCTTCGCCGCATAGTGATCAACAAGTGATTGATTTGTCCATTTTCTGCTAAAAACAGCCTCATTATCCCATAGCACATATTCCCAGTCGGGATGATTCTTGCGCCAAGTATCCATCCATTTTAGGGGAGGCGCATCCGGGCCAATCCAGATATGATGTAGTATTTTTTCAATCATGAATCAATAAATTTATAAGCTTTTCTGCCCCCTGCAGGATCACTGGCTACAAGGCTTTTTATGTCGCGATGGTCTACCAGTGACGGCATCGGATACCACACAGGCATTTTAATGCTCTCAAGAAATTTTGCAATCTTAGTGTCATCATGTTTTGCATATCTTGGCGGTAGTAAGTCGCAAAAGGAAATCATGGCTGGAATAACTTTCGTTGGCAAGCATACAGCGACACCCCAAGAAAGCCAATTCATGGCGATACCATTCTGTCGCACTGCCTTTTCGGCGGTTGCTTGAAATCGCACGCGATTGCCAAAATAAAAACTAAAAGCATGTTTTGGATGCGCTTCAATTTCCGCAATGGCACGTGCAAGAAAGTCATTACAGATTATTGCGTCATCTTGAATCACGATGTGATAATCCGCCATTGGATCAAACATGCGCCATGTTCTTTTTGCA